ACTTGGGATTGGCGGCAGAGTTCTATGGGCACCTGCACCCGGACGCGGCCGAGTACGACAAGCCAGAAACGCACCAGCGGCTGATTGAACGCATGTGCGATGAGTTCGACTGCTGGGCCATGAGCCTGCAGAGCAACGCCCTGCATACGATTTTGCCGATGTGCCCGCCCGACGTGCGAGTGATGGCGTGGACGAAAGGCTTTGCGAGCTACAAGCCTGGCGTGAAAACGCCGCAGTACGCATGGGAGCCCGTGATTGTGAGAGGCGGACGGCCACGAGAGGAACGGCTGCACTGCGTGCGCGACTGGATTCAGGAGTCCATGACGCTGAAGCGCGGATTCAGGGGCGCCAAGCCTGAGCGATTTTGCTTCTGGCTGTTTGAGGTGCTGAACCTCAAGCCGGAAGACGAGTTCCACGACTTGTTCCCGGGCAGCGGCGCGGTGGGCGAGGCGTGGGGAAAGTGGCGACAGCGTACCCTGCCGATGCAGGACGGGCTGTTCGCAGTGGCCTAACGTGCTGTAGGCAACTTCCACAGACTTTGCGCCATGCAACAACGCAAATCAGCCCGCCACCAACGCGCCGCGAACGCCCGCTGGCGACTGCGCAAAGCCGATCATGAGCGCGCAGACGGCATCCAAGATCGGACTGCGCTTGTTGAGTACCGCCAGCCGTTCGCGCTGCCATTTGCCGCGCTTGGCTGGAAGGATGTTCGCATCGAGCCGCGCCTTGGCTACATCTCATGGCGCTGCATCGATGAGGCGACGGGTGAGGTGCTGGCTTGCAAGGCGCTTGGGGAACTGTTGCGGTGGGTCGCCGCCCAGGTCCCCCGCCAGGCTGGCATCAGGAACCTGCAATGACAGCCGCTTGCATCGCCGCACGAAGCTGATAGACTGCCAGCGACCCGCAAGGTCACGATCACCCGGCCCTCCGGCCCGCATGCTCCCCGCGGCTGTGCCGCGTGATTCCCTGGCCGCCATCGGTAGCAGGACGCCCCAAGGGGCGGAGCATTGCCCAAACACCCCAGCGACACCCGCCACCCGGCGGGCCGCTGCATTGGAGCGCGCATGGACGACATGCCCACCGACACCGCTACCGCTGGCTCTGCTGGCGCGATGCTGATCGACCTGACGCCAGGCGCCATCACTGCGGCCAGCATGGACGGCGGAGAGCCGGAGGTCTTCGACACCATCGGCGACCTCCTCCAGTACCTGCTGGACCAGTACCGCATGGCCGAGCAGGGCAGCGTGACGCACGGCGACTTCCTGGCCGGCTACAGCGACGACGGCAGCGCCCCGCAGCGCATGCCCACCGACGCAGACGGCGCCAGCGCCCGGAGGGCCTGACCCATGAGCACTGCCACCCTGATCCTCACCGACGAAGGCGGCGCCATCGCCAGCCGCCTGGAGTTCGGCCCCGAAGGATTCCAGAAGGACAGCCACGCCCACCAGCACGCCTACCTGCTGGTCAAGCACATGGACGACGTGCTGTGCAAGCGCCTGGACGAGCCCAAGGCCAAGGCCGGCATCCTCTTGCCGGACGGGACGGTGGTGTGATGGGCTACGACGATGATTTCAAAGGCCCGCCCGGCCTGTGGTGGCCCGGCGGCCGTTGGTGGCGTTTGATTTTGCCCGTCGTGCGCGAGGAGATCCGCGCTGCGCTGGCAGCCTTCGCCAATGAGAGGGCGTCAGAGATCGACCGCATCCAGTGCGCGCACGAGCAGGTTATGCTGGGCTGTGACCACATCAACGGCATTGAGCCGTATCCAGAGAGCGCCATGATGGTGCCTGGCATGGGGCAGATCCTGGCGAGCTGGATCAAGGATGACCGCGTATATGCCTGCCGCAGACTCAATGAGTCTGGGGAAGTGGTCATCTACCGATGCGCCAAGGACGGTAGTGCGTGGGAGGCGGTCTAGCGTGACCCCATCCAAGAAGCCAGCACCCAAGCGCAAGACAGCCAAGGGCAAGCCGACGACAAGTGAGCGTGCGCTAACAGATAAGCAGCGCCGCTTCGTTGACGAGTACCTGATCGACCTCAACGCGAGTCAGGCAGCGGTGCGTGCAGGGTACACGGGCGACCCCAACACCATCGGCCCCCGTCTGTTGGCAAATGTTGGCATACGCTCACTTGTTGCTCGACGGATGGCGGACCGGTCGCATCGAACCGAAATCACCCAAGACCGGGTGCTTCAGGAACTTGCCCGCTTGGCCTTCGTAGACCTGCGCAAAGCCTACAACGAGGACGGCACGCTCAAGAAGCCGCACGAGCTGGACGACGACACCGCAGCAGCAATGGCCGGGCTGGAGACAGTCACGACAGCCATCGGTGACATCGAAGACCCGGCAACGCTCGCTACCAAGAAGGTCAAGACCTGGGACAAGAAGGGCGCGCTGGAACTTTGCATGCGCCACCTGGGCATGCTCAACGACAAGATCAAGGTGGACGCCAACGTGACGGGTGGCGTGACCTACACCGCGAACATCCCCAAGCGCGGTGCCTGATGTCGTCTACAACCCGAGCCCAACGCTCGCGCGCTTCCATGCGTCACAGGCGCTGGTGCGCGGCGTGCGCGGCCCCATCGGGTCGGGCAAGTCGGTAGGGTGCTGCTGGGAAATCTGGACCCGGGCCTGCGAGCAGCGAAAGAGCCCTGACGGCATCCGCCGCAGCCGGTGGCTGGTCACTCGGAACACCTACGGCGAACTGACCTCGACCACGCTCAAGACCTGGCTCGATTGGTTCCCTGAGGAACGATTCGGCAAGGTGGTGCACGGGGCGCCAATCACGCACAACCTGTCGTGGCAGCAGCCGGACGGGTCGAAAGTGGAGCTTGAAGTCCTGTTCCTAGCCCTAGACCGGCCGGATCACGTCAAGAAGCTGCTGTCGCTGGAAATCACGGGCGGCTGGATGAACGAGGCCCGGGAGCAGCCCAAGGCCATCCTGGACGCCCTGACCGGCCGGGTAGGACGCTATCCCCGTGGCGAGGATGGCGGCTGTACGTGGTACGGCGTCATCATGGACACGAACCCGCCGGACGATGACCACTGGTGGTACACGCTGGCCGAGGTCGACAAGCCGGACGACTTCGAGTTCTTCGCCCAACCTGCCGGCGACAGCAGGGACGCCGAGAACCTTGACTGGCTGGTGCAGACCCCGGAAACGCTTGAGCTTCCAATCGGCCACCCGGACAGGCTGAAGCAGGGGCAGAGCTACTACGAGCGCATCAAGGCCGGCAAGACCGAGGAATGGATCAAGGTCTACGTCAAGGGCCAGTACGGCAGCGTCTTCGACGGAAAGCCGGTCTACCCGGAGTGGAACGACACGCTGCACGTCAAGGCGATCAACCCGCTGCCAGGCGTGAAACTGACCATCGGCCTCGACTTCGGCCTGACGCCGGCCGCGGTCATCGTCCAGCAGGACGCCAAGGGCCGGCTACTGATCCTCGACGAACTTTGCGGCGAGGACATGGCGATCCGCCAGTTCATCACCGACGTTCTAAAGCCGCAGCTTGAGTCGGTCTACCCCGGATGGCTGACCAGCGACACGCCGGGGATGCTGGAGATCGTGGCCGACCCGGCAGGCGAGCAGCGTGTCCAGACCGACGAGCGAAGCTGCTTCGACGAGGTGCGCGCGGCCAAGTTGCCCATCCGTGCGGCCAAGAGCAATTCGTGGCTTCCGCGCCGTGGCGCCGTGGCGTGGTTCCTGACCCGCCTGCACATGGGCCAGCCAACGCTGCTGCTTGACCCGGTGTGCACCGTGCTGCGCAAGGGCTTCAACGGCGCCTACAAGTACCGCAGGCTCAAGGTTGCCGGCGCAGAGCGCTACACCGACGACGCCGAGAAGAACGCCTACAGCCATCCGCACGACGCGCTTCAGTATGCGGCGCTGGAGTACGGCGGAGTCCAGGCCATCACGATCCCGACCAAGCGCCGCCAAGCGACGCAGGCCCCACGCCAAAACCCCGGCACCGGGACGCTGGGCTAGGAGAGAACATGAAACCCTTCCGCAAGACAGGCGCGACCGTCACGATCAGCGCCTCGACCACGAGCGCCCATGCGGCGATTGCCGAGGACGGCCAGCACGTCCGCGTGCTCAACCTGGGAAGCGTGGCCGCCTTCATCTGTTTCGGCCGTGGCGCGACGCTGACCGCGACCGTGGCCGATGGCGTGCCTGTCGGCCCGAACGAGGCAGTGACGCTGTTCAAGGGCGCCTGCACCCGCGTGGCCGCCATCACCAACAGCGGCACAGCGTCTGTGTACCTGTGCCCAGGAGAGCAGGGATGAGCGAATCAACTCGACCACTCGGCCCGGACACCCGCGGCGTCTACGACACCGATGGAACGCTGATCGGTCTACAGCCCGCATCCGACAGGCGGCCGCAATATCTGTCAGGCGACAGACTCACCGCCGCCCAGGTGCAGGCGGTGCAGGCCCTGGTGTCAGGGGGGGGGATTCTGGCAGCGCTGCGCCAGTCGGACGGTTACCACTACGCAGGGTGGGCGCGGGACCAGATTGCCACGGCGACCAAGTTGGCAGACCAATCCGGCAACGGAAACGATGCGGTGCTGCAGGCCGGTGTCGATGCGGCGACAGCGTGGGCGACTACAGCGCGTGGTATCGCAACCTGCGCATCTACGGCGGCCGGCACTCGGCATCCGAGGTACTCGGCGGCCACATCCTGCCGCGCGTGCGCAGCGTGCGGTGATTCCAAGCCCCTGCCGGTTGGGACTCCCCATGATCGTCCGCATCGCCTTCCGCTACGGTGACACGCGCATCTTCGCCCGGCTGGCCTGCCTGCTGCGTGGCTCCCCCCTCCTGACCCAAGGCGCCGACCTCGGCTCCCGCCGCGACATCCGCGGCTTCCAGTCCCGCAGGCATGTAGGAGCCTACGGCGCAGCGCGCCTGATCGCAGTATGAGCAAAGACGATCAAGACACCGCGCCGGACCTGCCGCACGTCGGCCGTTTCCATGTCGACAATGACCCGCCGACCTGTGAAGACATCGCGCGCATGGTGGAGTACATCAGCAACCGACAGACTGCACTCGAAGAGAGGATTGGCCCCTTGATCGAGCACTCCGTCAGGGCGTCCATGGCGGGCGCCTCACTAACCTCCGACGAGCGCGAGTGGGTCAAGGGAGCACTTCGCGCCCAAGCCGAACGCGCCACGCTGCGCCGCGCCGTGATCGAGAAGACCTTGGGCGGCCTGATCTGGTCGATGCTCATGGGCCTGGGTTACGCCGTCTGGCAGGCGGTCAAGGCGCACCTGAAGTCATGAGCGACAACTTCGACCAAGCATTCAGCGCCACGATGCGCCGAGAAGGTGGGTACGTGCTGCACACGGTTGCAGGAGACCGTGGCGGCATGACCTACGCCGGAGTGGCGCGCAAGTTCCACCCGGACTGGCCGGGCTGGCGCTACATCGACGATGGCGCGACCCCTCCGACCGAGCTTGTGCGCGAGTTCTACCGCCGCGAGTTCTGGAACCGCCTGAACTGCGACGCCATGCCCGAGCGCATCGCCGCCAGCGTTTTCGACTTCGGCGTCAACGCGGGTGTTCGCACTGCCGCGAAGTTGGCGCAGGCCGTGGCCGGTGTCGAGGCGGACGGCGTGATCGGGCGCAAAACCATCGCCGCGCTGCTGGGCATGGGCGAGGAACGCTTTGAGGCAGCCTACGCTATCGCCAAGATCAAGCGGTACGCGGAGATTGTCGGCCGCGACCGCAGTCAGGACCGATTCCTCCTGGGCTGGATTCGACGCACTCTGGATGCACTGTCATGACACCATGGGGCGCCATCATCGGTGGAGTCGGTTCAATCATCGACTAGCTGCACACCACGGACGAGGAACGCGCCAAGCTCCACCAGGCCGAG